TCAGACGAAGCCGCAATATATGCGAGTGTAAATGGTCTTAATACCAGTTTATTTATCCAGTCTGCTGACGATGTAAATGACAAGGTAAGAGTTGTTGCAGGTGGCACAGAGTCTTTGACTGTTGCTAATACAGGCATAGATGTAACAGGTGAAGTCAAAGGCGACTCTCTATTCATTGATAATAGTAATAGCCTAAATACTGCTGCGTTAGTTAACAGCTCAACAGGTAGGTCTATGCTTAATGTCATAAGTACCTTTGAGGGGACTGTGTCTGAGCAAGAGGCATCTATTGAAATTGGTGCAAATAAACTTGCGTTTATAGACTTCAAAACTCCTGACACTGACGATTATGATTTAAGAATATATCATTCTGAACCAGAAAACCTATCAATGGTAAATTCTTTAAACGATAATTTGTTTTTACGTTCAGGCGGCAAAGTAGCCTTACAGCACAACTATGGCGACACTAAACTAGAAACCACATCTTCAGGCATAGACGTAACAGGTACGGTTACAGCGGATGGTGTCAAGCTAGGCGATAACGACAAGCTACAGTTCGGTAATGTTACAACTCCAGATTTAGAGATATATCACGATGGCTCCAATAGCAGAATAACAGACCAAGGTACGGGCAGCCTAATTATTACTGGAGAGGAGTTAAGTCTTCAAGCTGCTAATGGCTACCGTAGAGTTCACGCACAGAATGGGGCTTCTGGTCAGACGCTGCTATATTATGGCACAGACAGCACATCGAAACTCGCAACCACCTCAACAGGCATAGACGTAACAGGTACGGTTACAGCGGATGGTGTTACATTAGGTGATAATGAGAAAATTCAGATAGGTGATGCTCAAGATTTAGAGCTTTTTCACGATGGCACTAATAGTTATGTGCAAGATGCTGGCGATGGTGGGCTAATACTAAACACTACTAGTGGTAATGGAGTTTTTATTCACTCGGCTACCGAAACAATGGGAGCGTTTCATACTAACGGTGCAGTAAATCTTTATCACGACAACGATGAAAAGTTTGCTACCACAGCCACAGGCATAAACGTAACAGGTACGGTTGAGGCAGATGGGTTTAGCGGCACTGGTACTGTATCTGTAACTGACTTTATTGACGATGATAGTTTTGCCTCTGCATCTGCAACTAATGTACCAACTGCTGAGTCGGTTAAGGCTTATGTAGATGCTAACGCTGGCGGTGGTACTACATACTCGGCTGGCACTGGCTTAACTTTAGATGGTACTACTTTTAATGTAGACGCTGCTCAGACGCAGATTGCTTCTGTAGGCGCGTTAGATGCTGGCTCTATTACCAGTGGATTCGGTGATATCAACAATGGCACAAACTCTGTAACAACTAATGGTGTATTAATTAGTGACTCTACATCTGGAGATGACACAAAGCCTGAGTTAAAGTTTTATAAAGATGTAAATAGCACCACTGGTGATTTTATAGGCGAAGCTGTATTTGAAGCTAAAGATCACTATGGTAATAACAAAGTTTTTGCTGAAATCAGAGCTCAAGCTAAGTATGTGCCAACTAATACTGTCTTGAGACCAAAGGGTGCTATACACTTTAACATAGCAGATGGCACTACATCGGGGGATCTTTTAGAAAATCCATCTTGTGTTATCGACAGCACAGGTGTTCGCATAAACAGCGAGAACTCTGATGGAAACACCGCTGCAAACTATTTCCATGTAGATAACATCAACTTAGTTACAGGTACGCAATCTGGCGGTCTAAAATTTAATTCTGACACCGAAGATAACGCTTCTAATAAAACCACACGGATAGTATCAAAAGATATATACGAAGATCATATTGTAACAGTGCCTAACAGCTCTGGTACTATTGTACTTGGCTCTATAGCTGGCGGAGCAATAAACGGCGGTGGTGGTTTAAGCTCACCAAGAACAACTTGGTCTGTATCTCAATTACAAGCTAACCCTAATTCTAATTATGTACACTACACAACTACTACAACAGACCTTGTAGTTGACCCAGCATATCCTCAAATATCTTTCGGAGACTCTTACAAGTTTACAAATGTTGCAGGCGCAGCGTCTGACATAGTAATAGACCTAACTGCATTGACTACAACTACTATTTTTGCTTTAACTAAAAATGATGGTAGCTTAAATGCCATTATAAACAGTTCGAGTCATTCAAGTATAACTGTGGCTCAAGGCGGCTCAATTACTTTAACGTGGGTTGCACTAGCTACCTACTTAGTTGAAGGGATAGGTTATACATACTCATGATGGAATTATCAATGGAACAGAAAATCGACAAGGCTCTAGCTAAAATAGAGGGTCACGAAAACGTATGCGCTGTACGATATGAGAATATCGAGAACATACTTGAGGAGCGCGGCACTAGGCTCGACAGATTAGAGGATAAGTTAGATGGGCTTTATAAGACAGTTATCGGATGCTCACTTGCTCCTATTGTTGTTGTTGTCGCTCTTATGCAGTTCCTCTAAGGCTCAAGAAGAGCAAGCAGCTACGGTTGGCGACTTCGGTTCTAACAACCAACAAAGTGCTGAGAGCATTGACAACAGAACCACCACTACAGTTACTCAAGAGGGTGCTGTAGTTAATAGCGCAGTAGCTCCAAGCGCGCCAGCGTACAATCAAGACGTGTGTGTGTTCTCTGGCGGTGCTGGTGTACAAACGCAAGTTCTGGGTTTGGCGCTATCAAAGCCAGCTAGGGACATGAACTGCGAGAGATTGAAGTTAAGTAAACAGCTACACGCACTAGGTTTAAAGGTGGCGGCTGTTTCTATTATGTGTCAAGACCACAGGGTGTTCTGGGCTTTATATGAATCGGGGACTCCATGCCCCACAAATCAAGGATTAATTGGAGATGATGCGTACTCATTTTATAAAAATCGTCCTGACCGCGTACCTGATAAGCCTATCATTTACCGCGAGAAGTCAAACAGACCTACAAACCCAAACCGCAAACATAAATGACTTGATAAACGGTGAGGCTAATACGTTTATTAGTCAGATGGCGGATAACATGGTTAGTGGGAACACGACTATAGTGCATCCCGACACAGGAAAACAATATCATCTCACACAGAAGCAGTTAGATGATTTCAACGCCGCATACACGAAGGCTTTGGAAGAGTCTACTCAAGAGTATTTAACCAGCCTACTTATACAAGACCAAATTTTAGTCCAGCAAGTAGAGTTTAATGACCAAAAAGACGCTATGATAGAGGAAGCCGAGCAGATTGCGGCGGTTACAGCTATTGCAGCAGAGATTGAAATAGCTGATGAATCAACTAAGATAGGTATGGAGAAGTATGCCACTGATAATAACTTGCGAGAAATAGGGCAAGACACTCGCGACAAGTACGCAGCCAGCATAGAGGCTATGGTGGTAGCATCAAGAACCAAGAATATGCTTGAACAGTACGAAGGTGCGATAATTGAAGCGACTACGTTTAGCACACAGGCATCCGGTACTGTTCAAGCATTCTACGACTCCGCATCTGTGCAAATTGATCAGATGTACTTAGACCAACTTAACGTAGCGTGGAGTGGTATAACCGTAGGTGTGGAGAATGAATTTTGGTCAAGCAACCTAAACGTAGAGCAGGGTTATTTTCCTGACCACAGCATGGAGATGCAACCACGATGAAAGCTGAACAGATTAGTACATGGATTGGAATAGCAACTGCGTTCGCAGGTGTAGTTGGTTCTTTTGTGACTATGGAGACAAAGCTGACCGCACTAGAAGGTAAGATGTCAGAGCTATACAATGTCGAAGAAATACGCAGCTTAGAGAAGCGTTTGACAACCCTAGAGGTTACGCAGTCTAATAGCGACATTGGACATATTCAAGCAACCATAGCGACAATTGAGGGGAACATTAAAAATGTTGAAACAAAGATTAGTGGAATCAAAGAAACGGATACAAGTGAAATTCAAAGCGGCGTTCGCGTCAATAAAAGCCGAATACGCGATATGGAAAGCAAAATTGAAAGGATTATTGATAAGATTGAAAGAAGCAGCAAAAATCCGTTAGGATAAAAGTAAACAAAACATTGACGTTTGATTATTAGACATAGAAAGGTACAATGTGTATGATAGAAAAGGAAGATCTATCCACAAATCAAATAGGTCACTCAGGCGAGTTTCTAGCTGCATCAATGCTACAACGCATATTCCCCGCGATAGCATTTCCACAAACCATAGCACACTACGACATTCTTTGTGAAACAAAGAGTGGCGATTTTGTTAAGTGTCAAGTTAAGACAACAAATAAAATAGAAGTTAACGCTATAGAAAAATACAAATACTGGCGGTTTTCGACAAGTCGAAGAGATCACGGATCGGTAGTAAATAAATACGAAGAAAATGATTTAGATTTTTTTGCTTTTGTTTGTTTAAAAAAGAATCTGGTTGTTTTTGTAAACGCCGGTGACGTGGGAAAGAAATTTTACAGGATCCCTGTCGATAAAATGAACAAAAGAAAACAAGATTTAAGTTTAAAAAAAATAGACAGAGATTGGAACAATTAATGAATTTAGAAAGATTAAAAAAACAACTGGTCACAGACGAGGGTCTTAAATTAAAACCATACCGCTGCACAGCAGATAAGTTAACTATCGGGGTCGGTAGAAACATTGAAGAGGTTGGCATCAGTGAGGAAGAAGCAATGTTTTTGTTAGATAGTGATATCGAAAATGTCACTAACCAATGCTCATCTAGTTTTGATTGGTTCGACGATCTAAACGACGTCCGTAAAGAGGCTATTGTTAATTTAGTTTTTAACATGGGATTAAGCAAGTTTAAGAAATTTAAAAAGACAATATCTTTTATTGAGTCATCTGATTTTGAAAGAGCAGGAACCGAGCTTTTAGATAGCAACTACGCTAGACAGGTCGGTAAAAGAAGCTCAAGAGTAGCGACTATGTTAGCAGACGGGGTTCCTTTATGAATCCTTTGTTTGGTCTTTTGGGGTCTGTAACCAACATCGGTAAAGTTTGGGTGGAGGGTAAGGTCGCCAAGTCGAAAGCTAAGGCGGAAGCTGAAGCTAAAATAATGGTTCAAAGTTCTAAATCCGCTGCTGATTGGGAAGCCTACATGGCTCAAAACAGTGGTAACAGTTGGAAAGACGAATGGTTAACAGTTTTATTCTCTATACCGCTAGTCTTGGCTTTTTTCCCTAGTGCAGTTCCTTATGTTGTCAAAGGGTTTGAGGCTTTATCTTTGATGCCAGACTGGTATCAATACACTTTATCTGTAATAGTCGCGGCTAGTTTTGGTGTTCGGTCAGCGGTCGGTATTATGAAAACTAAAGGTTTAAAAAAATGAGTTTAGAAAATCCAACATACATAAACGGGCTGATTGTTACAAACCCGACAAGCTCAGACCCTGTAAGTCAAGGCGACGACCACCTTAAACTTATCAAGTCTACCTTGAAAAACACTTTTCCTAATGTGACGGGCGCTGTAACAACAACACACACAGAGATAAATTTATTAAACGACGCCACCAACGCCGCGAATAATAACACACTTGTTAAAAGGAACTCTTCTGGAGCTGCCAGTTTCAGTACGGTATACGCCACGACGTTAACAGGTACATTGTCTAGCGCCGCACAAACATCCGTTACTTCTGTTGGCGCCTTAAACGGTGGGTCTATAACGTCAGGTTTTGGTTCTATAGACACAGGAAGCAGCACAATATCAACAACTGGCTCATTAACCGCCGGAAGTGTTACAGTAGACAGTGTTAAAATAAACGGAAATAACATAGGTCACACGTCAGACAGCGATTTAATAAGTTTAAGTAGTGGTTCAGTTTTTGTTAATGGGGCTTTTACTGCTCAAAGTATTAGCACTACGGGGAACATATCCGTAACAGGGACTGTTGACGGTGTCGATGTGGCTGGTTTAAACACCGCCTTGTCTTCAGGCACTGTTTCAGATTCTCGAATAGCTAATATACTTGACAAGGTCTACCCAGTGGGGTCTATATACACAAGCATGACGCGATCCACAAGTCCTGCTTCCATTTTCGGGGGCGCGTGGTCTGCTATTGGCGAAGGTAGAGTTTTAATAGGTCATGGTCAAGGTACAGATTCTAACGGCGACACCAAAACTTTCGCTGTGGGAACTGCGGACGCCGACGGAGAGTACACTCATATCTTGACTAACGCCGAGATGCCACGTCACGATCACGTTGCAAACAGGAACAGTCAAGACTCATTTAACCGACTGCTACAGGATAAAAGTAGTAATTACAGCACAGGTAAAGGGTTCGACGTAACAGCCGGCGAGATTGCTATTAATACAGGTCAAATTATAGAAGAAGAAGGTAACGACCAACCACACAACAACGTGCAACCGTACTTAACTGTTTATATGTGGAAGAGAGACAGCTAAATGCCGTATATACCTTTAAGAAACATAGGTAAAGGGGGTCTTGTCCCAGATCAAGCTCCTTACGACGTTGAGCTTACTCAGTTTCCCGACGGAGACAATGTTTCTTTTAAAAACGGAGTTATTGGTAAAACGCTTGGTCACGTCGATGAGGGTATAACAATACCTAACAAACCCGTAGCTGTTACTGGGTATTTTAACACGGGTTTTAATAATATATTTATAGGTACAAAAAACAACATATACAGGTTTAACGGCACAACTGTTAGCGATGTTACGGGTTCATCAGGGACATACTCCAACACCAGTCGTTGGCAGATTGAGCAGATGGGGTCTGGTTTGTTTTTCAATAACGGTTCTGATGTTCCTAAATACATAAATCAAGCAACAATAAGCTCTGACGGGACTTTTTCCGACATGGCAAACTGGGTGTCTAACGTCTCAACAAAAAGCCTAAAACCTTACAAGTCTTTTCTTATCATGGCTGGGTATGTCGAAGGCACAAACACATACAACACAAGGGTTAGATGGTCAGACGAGTTTGATCCTTCAGGGGTTCCTTCTAGTTACGATGTAACATCAACCACTAATCTAGCTGGTTTTAATGAGCTCGGCGGTGAAAACGGAGACCTTGTTGATCAACTAACTCTGGGTAACACTCAAATCTTATACGCAGAGCGTGGTGTGTACGCTATGGATTTCATAGGAGCTCCACTTGTTTTCTCTTTTAGAGAGATATTTTCTGACCAAGGTATTATTAACCGAGGAGCCTGTGCTGTTTTTGAAGGTAAACACCTTGTTGTTGGCGCCGACGACATATACGTTCACGACGGCAACAGTAAAAAAAGTTTAGCTAATCTAAAAGTTAAGGATTATTTTTACAAAACATTAGCGGACGCGACATCTGTATATTGTGAGTCTGTTCCCGAAAGATCCGAGGTGTGGATAAACTACGCTGATAAATACGCAGAAAAAGACGCGACGGACGGAAAAAACTCACCTAACAAATGCTTAATATATAACTGGGATAACGACGCTTTTACTTTTATAGACATACCCAACTCAAGAGATATGACTCACGCGGATGTTATGAGTCTTGGTGTTACAGAAGGTAACTGGGATAGCGGTGACCTGCTTACATGGGGAACAACAACAGATTGGTGGTCGAACTCTTCTTTATTGGTAGAGGCTAAAGAAAAAGCTATGTTTGCCGTGGATCATGTAAACAGTAAGCTCTGCCGTATGAACACGAGTAGAGGTTTTTCTGGCTCACCGATATCTTGTTTTATTGAGTCGACTAAAATAGATTTAGACTCTGTGATGGGTACAGCTAACAACACCATAAAACAAATAAACGGAGTTATGCCTCAAATGGAAGGCTCCGGCAATGTTACAATATCTGTTGGTATATCCAACACGCCTAGTGAGCCTGTAAATTGGATTGAAGTTAGAAATTTTGATATAGATTCCGACTACAAGATAGACGTCCGAGCTTCAGCAAGATATTTAGCTTTTAGAGTTGACAGTTCTAACTCTTCAGATTTTTGGAATTTAACAGGTTTAGATGTAGATGTAAGAGAGGTAGCGGGTCGATGAGTTATAAACCACAAATGGTCAATTCAACAACTACGGGCAACATTGTTAGTTGGGTTTTTAGAGAGCTTACTCGTATATCGAACAGTTTCACTCAAGAAAAAGCTAACACTAACATACCTGTTCTGCATGAAGAACCGGAGAAACCGCAAGTTGGTGATCTTCGTTTTGCAGATGGAACTGATTGGGATCCAAACCACGGTGCGGGGTTGTACTTGTACAACCAAAGTGGAAACTGGGTTAGACTTAAATTTAATCACGAATAAGACAAACATATAAAGTAGGTACACAAAATGGCATTCGGTTTTAGCTCAAGCAAAAGCAAATCTAAACAGACGGCAAAAACTTTTGTCGATAAAGCGCAGCAGCCTTTTTTAGATGATGTTCGCCAGCAAGCACAAGACATATATCAAGACCTTCCCGACCAACAAGTGGCGGGTTTAAACCAAAACATATACTCTGGTTTAGACAATCAAGCTGCTTTAGGTGGGTCTCAAATTTCTGCCGGTCAGGGTTTGATGTCTCAAGGGCAAGGCATGACAAACGCTTACGGCGATTCTATGGGCTACGCTAAACAAGCCACTAGTGTTAACAGGGCTGGCGAGGGGATAGGGACAGCTATTGCCGGTGGTCAAAGGGTTGGTGCTGACGCGGCACAATCAACCGCTGCGACTAATCTGGGTTTTGATCAAAGTAATTTAGACAGGTACATTAACAACGATGTTCTTCAAGGTCAGATAGACGCCTCTACTCGTGATGTTGGTCGCGTGTTGAACGAGCAAACATTAACAGGTATTCAATCAGCCGCCGCCGGAACTGGAAACAGTGGTTCTAGCCGAGCCGGAATAATGGCGGGTGTCGCTGTCCGTGGGGCTCAAGATAGAGCTGGAGATATCGCTGCTGGTATGCGTGGTCAGGCTTACAACAATGCTTTAAACATTGAGGCTCAAAGAGCATCGCAGAACGCTGGTTTTAATCAGCAAACCAACCTAGCTAACGCTGGCGCTTTTAACCAAATGTACGGCGCCGGTTTAAACACAGGGCTAGGTGCTTTTAACACAGGTATTCAGAATCAACAATTTGGCGCTACTTTAGGTCAGCAGTTGGGAACAGCCGGTGTTAATAACATGGTTACTGGTGGAAACCTAGCCGCTAGTGGTTTTGGAAATCAGATAGGGTCTGGTGAGTACACAAGAGGATACAACCAAGAGCTTCTTAACGCTCAGTTTGCTAACTCTATGAACCCGTTTGCTGGCACTGAGTTCTACAGTAACATTATTGGTGATCCTACGGTTCTTAGCGATTCAACCAGCACTTCTAAAAGTAAAAGCACAGGGTTTAGTTTCTAATAGGAAATAATTATGGCAGGTTTTTTTGATTCTATAGGTAGGTTGGACGAAAACGATCCGACGCTTCAGAACTACCGTCTTGAAGACTCAAGACAAGGTAAGGTTTTGGATGAACTATACCCCTCAGAATTTAGCTCTCAAAGCGAACGGGCTATGCACTTACCAAGTGCTAGTCAGCAACGTGACGCTTTAAACTCTGGGCTTGTTCGTATCGGCAACAGTGATAAATTCACTACGCCTTCTATGATGTTGGCTGGCGCTAAAGACCAAGACACAAAGGATCGTATGGGTCAGATGGAGTCTGAATATAAAAGAATCCGTAACAGTGCTGGTTTTAGAATAGCTGACACTTTGGCGGATACAGGAAGAGCTTTTTTGTCTCCTTTGTTTTGGTTGGGTGGTGAGGATACCACTCGATACGACCCTTCTGCAAAGTTAGAAGCTGGCTACCGTCAGCAGTTTGCAGCGGCTGAAAGTATGCGTTCCGCTGTTTACACCGCCGCTACTAACCAACGGCAGACAAGAGCAGCTTATCTTGAGCAACTAAATCAAAACAGAATAACTAACGACCTAAACGAAAGAAAATTCGGTTTAGCACAAATGCAAGCAGGAACCGCTGCTTTGTCCGCTGCGACAGCGGCTCAGTCTGCTGGTTTAACTGATACAGACAAGCAATTTAAAAATTGGACAGAGTTAAATTTCGGACAGGGTTCTTACGAAAAATTAAAAAAAGACACAGAACTTTTCCGAAAAACTTTTGAGGACTACAACGTAAATGTGACTGGCGACATGATTCGCGTATATCCTGTAGGAGACTTTGAACCTGTTGTTATGGCTTCTAAAACATATGATGAAATTGAAAAAATAGCGGGTAGGTATAAATCTGATCCTTTCAGAGAAGCAATAGAGAAACATAGACAGCTTGTGGAAGCTCTTGACATAAACAACCCTGCCGGTGACATAGCGGCTGTGTTTAGTTTTATGAAAGCACTAGACCCAACATCTGTTGTTCGAGCGTCTGAGTACGAAGTTGTGGCTGGCGCTGGCGGTATAATGGATAAAATACGTCAGATTGAAGAGAAGGTTTCTACTGGTAACTTTTTACCGCCGGCAGTTAAAGAATCTTTACGGGCGTATGCAGATCAGTTGATGGAGATCAACATGATGACCTTTGACGCTGGTAGAGCGTCTGCTCTGAATAAGATCGGTCGTTTTGGTGTAACAGACGAAAACGGTTTAGCTCAACCCTTTATAGGTGGTGATGTTTTCTCTGAGTTTAGACCTGAAAAACCACAGGCTCCTATACCTGTTGGAACAGCAGACAACGGACAAGACTATTACGAAGATGAACTTGGTTTTTACGTTATTAACAAAGACGGAAGTAGAACAGACGTGGATGTGATACAATGACAACTTTAGTACCTATAGATCCTGAAATAATAGAGGCT